CACGCAAGACCTGTTGTGCGGGAGCATGACTTGCGAAGTGCATGGGCCGAGGCGGTTTTATTGCTGGACGGGGCCGGATAGGCGGGTATGAAACTCTATCAGACAACCGACATGGAGGGCGCTATCCGGAGCATGGCGGCGTCGAACCCGCGCACCGTGGTGTTCTACCATAACTGGTGCTTACGTCGCGTCAGGCCGCGATTTGACCTGCTGGCGGACATTCCGTCCGTATTGCTTCGGGCATGGGACGCCAACGCAGATAAAACCGGCGCCAAGTTCCAGCGCGACAAGGGGCTGCTGTTCTACAGTCACATGAGCAGGCTGGACAAGATGCCGTCCACCGATGGCCTGATGTTTACGGAAATGCCGCTGGCATTCAGGGATTTGGAGCAGTTCGCCGGTCGGGTCAAGCATGAAATCGTCGTCTATCGGCCGCCCGACTGGTCGATGCATCAGGAGGCAATCGAGCATTCCTATCCGATGTCCGGTGACTATCTCAAGTTTTTTGCTGAAATTGGCGAAAAGTTCGGTAAGCATGAACACCTGTCGTTCAGCCAGAACTTGGCCCTTAGATTCTGTGGATTGCCGCCTGAGCGTCTTGCTGTTTTCAATATCCACGACATTCAGAGCATCAAGGGCGCGACGATGCGACGCATACTCAAGTTCCAGCTTTGCATGCGCAGACACTACATCCGGTATGACGCCTATAAGCCTATGATAGCGCCGACCAGCCAGGATCAGCTTGACGTGTATCGAGCCATTGAATCGCAGCCGGATGCCGGCTCAGGCGTGCGCCTGCTCAAGTTCGGCAAGGCGGAAGGCCCAATCGTTCCGCAGTTCGAGAAGACGCTGCGGCTGCTGGTGAAAAACAAATGCATCATGCGGTACGATGACATTCACATTATTTTGGACGGCTGGCAAAAGCTCGATTATGAAGCTATCGACGCGGTTGCCGAAGTCAGACGCAAGGGGTGTTTAAAACTTCGCTCGACGGTCGAGCAAGCGCCCGTTTATCCACTGGAGAGTTGAAATGGCAACGAGGCTATACAAGGTATTGATGGGGGGGGCATGTCCACTTGGTCGAAGCGGCGACGCAATCGCAGGCGATTCATCATGTCGTCAAGGGCAAGGTATCGGCAGAGGTTTTGTCGGCGCTGGATACCGCCAAATTCATGGCTGAAGGTCACAAGGTCGAGAAGGCCGGGCAGGAAGAAGGTGAAAAAAATGAAGGTTGAATTTCAGAGTGGCGGCGGTCCGCTTGGTAGCTTCAAGATCGAGCCGGGAGACGAGAAGGACCGGCAGTTGCTGACCGTAATATTCGGCGCGGCCTCCATCATGCGGCTACCGATGGGAATAACAGGGTTTCAGCAAAGCGAAGTCGAAGGGGTGACAAGCTTCTCGGTAGGGTTCGTCATTCCACACGGCCAGCAGCCAAAGCTAGGGGAGTTGACCGATCAGGACAAAGAGGCTATCGCCGCTCAGGATGTTTTAACTGGGGCGGGGAATCTCGCGTCTGCTGATCCGGCTGGTGATACTCAACCTCAATCGCCGCCCGAACCGACTTGATTCGCGGCGCTTCAGCCTGATAGATTTTGTTCAACTCGGCCAGGACTAGCGCCTGGTCGGAATTCACCGGAGTATCCGCATGGGCGCCCCTAAGTTGTATGGCAGCTTTCAATTTCACGTCGGCCATAGCAGCACTGTCGAACTCCATGGTTGCGAGTTCACGGATGATATTTTCAGCTTCCAGACGATTAGCGCGAGTGACGTTCTCAAGCTCTTTCCTGAACTGGCCGACAGACATCCGGTCATACTCAGCGTCTTGTTTGACTGCGGCAATGGACGCGCAGAACCCTTGCAGCGTGTCGCTGGCGCGAATGTATCGGTCGAGTTCACGCGGGGAGACCGAGAGGTAGCCGCTTGCGGCGAACAGGTCGCCACGGCAGCGTGTCAGGGCATCCCGTATAGTATCCTCACTGATGAGGCCCGCTCTAAGTGCTTCGCTGGTCAAAACTCAAGCCCCCTCGCAAAACCAAGCTTGTGAAGTTCGGTCAATTGGCGCTTCATGCGGCCCGCGCCGATGTCGGTACGATAGGCCGGGTTGTTCGGAATCTTGACCTTGCCGATAGCGTTATATGCCGAGCGTCGCGCTGCGGTGATGGTCGATCCGGTGCCGGTGACGATAAGCGGCATGTCGCCGGTAGTAACCAAGCCGGGCATATCTACCACCTTGTCGCCGATCATCATAGGACGCATGTCCATCTTGACTTCGTTGAGGTGAACATGCCGCCAGTCTTCCGCGCCATTGACCGGAATGCCGACGAGCTTATGGTTGATGACGTTCTTGGACGGAAAGCCGGGCAGCGTGTAGACGATGGAAACGCACACCTCGCCATCGACACACTCAATCGTGTCCTTGCCGTTCACTAGATCGAGCATCCACTGAACCGGGTCTTCGTTCTTGATGTGCGCCGTGATGTTGTGACGCGTCGGCCAGCCGTCGCGCATGGTAAATTCCATCGGCCACGGAGCCTCGGCATTGATCATGCAATTGTTGTCGATGTAGCCGACATACCCGACCTTTTCCAGTTGGGCGGTCAAGGGCTTCAGCACCATGTCTGCCAGCTTCGACTTGGTGACCATGCGCGATAGGGTGCCCATCTCGCCGGTAGCCACGCCCAGGTCATCGTTGTGCATCTTCTTGTACTCGAAATTCTCGTACCACCACTTGGACCAGCCGCCAGGGCCAAACCAGCCGCCAACCGCCATCTCGATACCCTTGATCTTCTCCTGAAGGATGAAGCCGCTGCTGCGCGCTTCCTTGACCAGATTAGGCTTCTTCTTCCACTGCTGAAGCATGTAAATCAAATCATCCTGGCCGCTGGCCACGTAAGACATCGACTTGTCGTTGCTCACGTCGCCAGATGGCTTGCTGACCAGGTATGAGGGGTTTTTGCGGACAAAGGCGATAGCCGCATCGTGGTCGTGGAATTCGACCGTGGGGATGACGGCCAAGCCGGCCTTCTTCATGACCAGTTGGCCGGCGTTGCGATCGGTCTCCCACGCGCTGCTTTCCGGGGATGGAGCGACGATGGGATAGCCGCGCAGGCGGTAGGGTTCGAGATTTTCAAGATAGAGGTCGTTGTAGGGCAAATAAATAACGTCCGCCCAATCCATCCACTTGGCCCATATTTCGTTGAAATTCTTGATTTTTTCGACCATGCCATCGCCGGAGCAGCGCGGTTCCCCGCCGTCGTATGGGCGATCCCACCAGCGGCAATCCCACCCAGCTAATTGCGCACGCAGAACCATATCAAGGCAGAATCCGCCACCATCGAGAATCAAGAGTCGCTTCACTTCATAACCTCGCTGCCAATGAAAACAGCAGTACCGAGACCAGCAATGCGTCCGGCGATCTTGCGCGCTAGGCGCGTGCGCTCCGCCAGCGTGTTGGCGCGGCTGACCAAATCCATGGTCGCCTTGTACTTGGCTGGATCGATCAGGCCCGCGCTACGCTCGCGGGCCAGTGCATTCATGTAGCCCTGGAATGCCTTTTCCTTGCTGGCCGCATCCGGCATGGCATTCAGCGTGTCAGCCATGTCGATATCGGTTTTCATCTTGTTAGACGCTTCTTTGGCTTGGGCGGCACGGCCTTGTGCGGCCTTGGCATCTTCGGCAAGCTTTGCGCTGCGCTGCTCAAGCGCAGCACGAGCTTCAAACCTAGTCGAAAGCCGCTCAGCAACCTTTGGCACAGACGAGAGAGTAGCCTGCATTTTTGGCGCGGCCAGATGTGCCCCGGCGCTTTCGCCACTCATTTCCTTTGTGTCTGCCAAAATCCAGTTTTCGGTCATCTTATCGACCAATGCCTTGGCCTGGTCACGGGCAGTGCCGGTAACTCCCTGGCCACCAGCAATCGCATCCTCGAATATTTGACGATTGACCGAGTTGCCAAACACCTTAGCAGGCAAATTCAGCGGCGCGGTCTTCGGGTATCGGTTGCCCTGCAAGCCACCCTCAGTGTCGTTGAAAACCTTCCCCAGTCGTGTAGACAAGGAAACAAGCGGCTCCGATAGCTTCCGGTACGTGCTGGATGCCTGCTCATAGGCTGGAACGAATTGTTTCAGCGATGCATCAATAGCGTCGGCTGCTTCTCCATAGGCATGCGTGATTTCCGACGAAAAACCATTCATTTCGCCGGTCGCCTGCATATCGCGGAAATAGCGGGCGGTAAAGACTAGTTGCTTGAAATTCTTGCCTTGCACCGGCTCAGGTGCCGTAGGGGCGCGAGGATCGAATGTTTTCTGGATTTCCGGGGCCTTGGGCGGAGCGAGCTTTTCTCGCATCAGTTCGTCATACCGGCCAGCGGTTTTTTTCCCGGCTAGGGCTTCCGCGTCCACCTGATCCATGACTTGGCGCTTCAGGCGTGCCATTTCGCCGGGGGATACCGTTCGCTGCGCCGGCTGCGCGACAACCTTCTTGCTGCCCTGGCCAACCGATGAAAGCATTCCATCAACCTCGCTCTCAAGCGGAGTGTCTTTTACGAGCGTTTTCAGCTTGAGCAGCGGTGCGCGTGCGGTCGATATATCCGGCGAAGAGCCAGACGCCTCCAGCGCAGCCCCATCGGCCTCGGCTTGGTCATAAAGCGGCTTGGTAGCCGTCTTGCGGGCATCGATCCCAGACTTGATAGCCGCTTTGTAGGTCGTATCCGTCGTCGCGCCCTGGTTTTCCAGATTTGGCACGGCTTCGCCAGCAGAATTACTGCGTGGCTGTTCCAAATGCTGATTCAGATTGGTGCGTAGCTTTTCAAGGTTTTGAGCGTGCGCCGCCTCGCTTGCGGCAAGGCTATCCTGTTGCGCGGCGGCGCTTTCGAGCGCCTCCCTACCGGAAGCTGCGGCCGCTTGGCGTGCCGGAGGTATTGCGGTGCCGCGCACATCATTGATAGCACCCCTTGCTGTGTCTACGGCAACGCCAGGGGCGCGCAAGGCACTTGTCCCGGCCCTTTGTCCGGCAGCGATAGCGGAGGCCGCCATATCACCACCACGATCTACTATAGGAGCAG